TGGTCCTCCTGCTCCGCGACCGCAGCGATGCGACGCGCCGCGGCCTCGGCGGGGCTCACGGCAACCGGGGCCTGCAGGCCAACGCTGTTCTCGACGATGTCCTTGATCTCTTCTTCGGTCGCGCGGCGCGCCAGGCCGCGTTCCTCGAGGAGAGCCGCGTCCGCGGCCGACACCCAGGGATGGCTGTAGCGGCCAAATTCCCGCTCGTTGTTGGGATCCGTGTGGATGATGTGATCCTCACCCGCCACCGTGCCCTTACGTTCGGCGACCATCTGGACGGTCGCCTTGTAGCTGCTCTCTTCGTTCGCGAGGCGCATGCGTCTTCTCCCTTGACCTGGCTTACTGGACCCGCGCGCGCATCAGCACCTTGGGGAAGATGCAGGCGTAGAGCGGATAGGCGCGCAGGAAGATGTCGACGAAGCTCGGCATCTGGTCGCGCGGATCGGTCTGGACGTAGAGGTACTGGGGCTTGCCCTTGTCCATCGCGTCCTTGAGGGTCTCGCCGGGCGCCCAATAGACGTTGAACACGTCCTTGGCACCGATCGGGAAGAACACCGCATCGTTGTACGGCACCGCGATCTCGCCGCCGGTCGACCCGCGGAAGTTCGTCCAATAGACTCCCGCGAAGTAGATGGTCTCCCAGTTGTTCGGCTTGATGAGTGGGTTCTGCTCCATGGCGATCTGGCGACCCTGAATCATCGCCATGTAGAGCTTGTAGAAGACCGGGTGCCGCATCAGCTTGCCCCAGAAGCCGTCGCCGACCAGCGCGGCGATGCGGACGTTCGGGTTCCAGCGGTTGCCGAGCATGGTGACCATGGGGACGTAGAACGTCTCCTGGAACGCCTGCATCAGCTCCTCTTCGGCATAGTCGGCAAAATCGATGTCGACCGTGACCGGGTCGGCGATGCCGTACTGCGCGAAATAGTTGTAGATGACGGTCGTCCCGTCGGCGTCCAGCAGCTTGCCCTGCAGCGCGCCGAGACGGTGAAGCTCCTTCGTCGCCTCCATGTCCGTCTTGAGCTGCTCGGTGCGCTCCGAGACGAGCGCCATGGCGTTGCGCATGCGCACGCTCTCGGGCAGCGCCATGTTCGCGATGCCGGTGAGCTCGGAGGCCTGCACCGTATCCTTCTTCGCGATACGAACGGTGCGCAGCCCGCGCAGGCGGCCCTGCCGGCGAACCTGCTGGACGTCGGGCGAGCCGATCTCCGTGGTCGGGATCAGCGCGAAGCCGCCATCCTTCTCGTACAGCAGGACCTCGCGGGTCTCGATCGGCACCGGCTGGAAGAGGCCCATCGCGCCCAGCGCCGACGGCACATAGGGCGAGTTGTCGGCCACGCGCTGGAGCGACACGTAGCTGAACGCGTCGTTCCGGAAGATGTCGAGAGTGAGTTCCATTTTCGTGCTCTCCAAAACGACGCTTGAGGACCGCCCCCTTGCGTTTGCCCCGCTGCTAGTAGCGGATGATCACCCCGGCGGCGGCGGCCTGGGCTTCGATCGCGGCCTTCTGCGCGCCGTTCACGGCGTTGACGTAGGTCAGCAGATTGCCGTTCACGACCTGGTGCCGGGCGACCGAAGTCGCGCGCTGCGTCGCCGCCGATGCACCGCGGCGGCCGAACAGGATGCCAGCCCAGATTTGGGTGCCATCCTTGGCGGCCGGATCGATCGGCTTGTACTGGCCGCTTGCCGCGCCCGCGACGACATCCACCGGCACGCGGTCGTCTTCGACATAGGGCGTGCCGCCCGCGGTGTGCGTGAAGTTGAGGTTGCCGTCATAGGCGACACCGAGCGTACCGTTCCCCTCGATCGTGCCGTCGGGCAGCAGCATCTCGAAGTGCGTCGCGTCGGTGAAGCGGAGCATGTAGCGGCCGACGGGCGCACCAGGATCGACGGTGATCGCGCCGAAGGTGCCGTTGCCAGGCGCGGCACCCGTGCCGCTAACCGCCGCGCCTGCCGTCGCCGACAGCGCGCCCACCGCGACACGGCCCAGCATGGTGCCGGGCTTCAGGTCCGGGAGGTTGGCCGCGAGCACGATCTGCTCGCCGGAGTAGTTCGGGTCATAGCCGCCCGAGATGAAGCCGCCGTCGCCCAGCGGCTCGGTGACCGTCTTGAGGATGCCCGGATCCGAAACGTTGGTCATGGTGTCGCTCCCGTTGAGTCCGCGTCGAGGTCAGTTGCCGGTTTTGGGAAGGGTCTGGCCGCCGACCGTGATCGATGCCCCGGCACCCATCGTGGCAGCACCACCGGAGGCTTGGGCCTTGTCCCAAAGCGCGTTGGTATCGACCTGCTCGGGCGCGCCATCGTTGGCGGCGCCGGCCGGCTTCGCTCCGGTGAGGTCGACCTTCGGTGTCTCCGCCAGCGGCTTCTCGACCTTGGCGGTCGGCGCTGTCGGCGCCGCTGCTGCCTGGACCGGCAGCGTCTTGAGCTGGCCGATGATGGATTCGGAAGTGGCAGTGGGGTTGGCGGCGAGCATCCAGGCGGCCATGGTCATGTTGGCCTTGCCTTCCTCGCTGGCGAAGACCGCAGCGGTCCGCTCGCGCTCGGCGGTGGCGCCAGCAGCAGTACCCTCGACAACACCCTCAGCCTTCGCCGCTTGAAGCATGGGCTCGATCTGAGCCTCGGCGAGTCCGCTCTGCGGTGCGTCGGCACCACCCTCCCCGCCCGCCGGCGCTGGCGCCGCGGAGCTTGCAACCGTCGTCAGCCCGGTGGAGCCGACAAGCTTCTGGAAAAGCGACATGGTCCAAGGCCCTTCATCAGCGAGCGATCTCTCGCTCAAATTCCGACCACGCATCCTGCTCAGTCAGGATGCCGTCGATTAAGCCGATGGCCTTGGCTTGGGTCGCTGTATAATCCGTACCTCTCGTTTTGGAAACATCCGATTTCGAGAGTGCGCGGTACTGGGCAACGAGCTCCTGGAAATAGTCGCCCGCCTCATCGATCTGCGCCTGGATATGCCGGGTCTCTTCCTCGTCCAGAGACTCGAGCCCGCCGATGCCGATCGCTTTGCGGTCGGCGGACCGGAAGATATGGGCCTTGATGCCCTCCTGCTCGAGCTTGCCGGTGAGATCCGCCACGATGGCGATGCAGCCGATCGATCCGATGCCGCCGAGGCGTGGGGCGAAAACCTTGTCGCAGGCCGCCGCGATCGCATAGGCCGCCGAATAGGCATAGTCGCCGGCGAACGCCCAGATCGGCTTGCCCCCGTTCCGCGCCGAGCATTTGAAGATCGCCTCGGTCAGATCGAACAGACCGTCGACCGCGCCGCCTCCGGAATTGTCCTTCACCCAGATGCCCTTGCACGACGCATCGTCCATGGCGAACGCGAGCTTCGTCCAGATCCCATCATAGCCGGTGGAACCGGATTCGGGATCGATACCCCAGGTCCGCGTCAGGGTACCCAGCACTTCGATGATCGCGATCCCGGTTTCCGAGAGTCGGTAGGGACGGTCACCCCAATAGTCGCAAGTCCATGGCCCCTCCGGCGCCGCGGCGCGCTTCGCCGCGATCAGCTCGCGCTCGAGACGAGCCTGGTCGCGACCGCGCGCCGACAAGTCGAAGAGCGCGCGCTGATCGAACGCCGCGGTCTCGGTGGTGAGCGAGCGGATGTCGAGCCTCCCCGCCAAGGCGGCGACGATCATCTCCGCCTTGCGCTGCGATAGCGCGATCGGCGTGTTGAACAGGTTCTGCATCATCAGCGGCAGATGCGTGGACATGTCGCGCTCCTATTGCTTTTCGTCGGCGACGCCGTCGCCATCGCCGTCGCGCCCGGCAGCCCCGCCGGCGCCCTTCTTCTTCTTCGACTTCTGCGCGGCGCTCTGCTCCTCGGAGCCACCCGCGCCGGCGGCTGTCGGATCTTCCTGACCCGGTTGGAGCGGCTCGAGCACCAGGTCGCGATCCTCCGCCTCCTGCTGCTCGGTCTGGAGCTCGTCCAAGATCTCGATGATGTCTTCGCCCCGTTCCGCCGCGATACGGGTGCGGCTGGTGACGCGGAGGTCAAGCAGCGTCTTGTACGCCGCCGCTTCCTTCTGGGGATCGATCCAGCCCATGCCCGGCCCGGTCCAAGCACAAGCGGTGTACGCGGCCCGGTTCTCCTGGAAGGGCGGCCAGGAGGGATCCATTTCGATCCATCCCTCGGCCACCGCTTCTTCGATCACGGCGGAGTAGACGAGCGTTGCCGCGTGGCCGGTGAATAGCGTCCGGTTGCGAGCGACGCCCAGCCACGAATCCAGCTTCGACGCACGCTCGGACGAGTAGTTCGCCTCCGCATAGTTCTGGCTGACCGATGACACCGGCACGCCGGTTGCCGACGCGAAGGAGCGCATCACGCCCATACGGAATGGAGTCGGATCGTCGATCGCGCGATTGACCGCGGTCATCATCACTTCGTCGTCGGGCGCGAATACCGGCAGCGCCTGCGCGCCACCGCCGATCCGGAATTTCTTCTTCCCGTAATAGTCGACTTTATTGGCGAAGAAGTCCCACTGGTCGGTGATGCTGCGCGCCGGAGCGAGTTGGTCCGCGATAACCTCCGGCGACGATCGGGTTCGAATGTAAGTCGCGAGCTCGGCGTTCAGCGCGGCCGATTTCAGATATACCGTGTCGAAGGCCTGGAGCGCAGTGCTTGGTGCCAGGATCGTGACAAGGTTCGTAATGCCGCGCTGCTGGCCGCCGCGGGTCTTCACAAACCAGTGGAAGCACATGGGACGGCCCCAATTCGTCTCGCGCGGCACCTCGACATATTCGTCGCTTGCGCCGCTCCAGCCCTCCGAGGGGTGCTTCTTGGCAATGAACATTGAGATCATGCGGCCGTTCTCGTCCAGCCGCTTGCCTTGGAAGATATTGTCGAGGCCCGTCTTGTCGCTCGGCGTTGCGACGCGATCGGGATCCACCACAGTGACGAACGTCGCCCAGCGGGTGCTGTAGCGCGTCCGCCGATCCTCCTCGTAGTGGATGACGCCGGCGCACTCGCCGTCGGGACCTTCGACGTTGCGATAGGCGAGCCACATCATGCCCGCGAAATTGTAGTGACCTTCGGCATCGCAGAGCAGCCGACTGTCATAGGCCCAGTTGTTGAACCAGCGCTTTGCCTGCTGGATGAACTTCTTCCGCGCCTCGGGATCCTCGATCCCCAGTAGATCGAAGTCAGGCTGCGGGTGGACCCGCAGAGTCGCGCCGATAACAGTGTCGGCCTTGTGATCGATCGCACCGCGGACGTGTTCGCTGAACCGCTCCACGTGCCGCGCCTGGCGGACGATCTCGCGGCGGCTGAGCTTGACCTCCTGGTTCTTCGACAGGATCGGCGGCCGGTAGAACACGTCGCCCGGGTGAGTCTCGAGGTTGCGAAACAGCGTCCCGGCCATGCTGAAGTTCATGCTCGGATCGGCGATCCGGTTCTCGACCGCGGTGATAGTCATGCGCCGATCTCCACCGTGATGGCGCCGCCGGCGCCGCCGATCGACAGCCCGCGCTGCCGGGCTTCGTACATCATCTCGCGCAGCTCAGTGTCGATTCGGCCCCTGTCCTTCGGAGCGAATTCGAGACGGCGCCCCTCGCCCGCAATCACCGCTATGTCGCCGAGCGAGAGGTCGCGGCGCGCCTTGGCATATGCCTGGATCTCCGCGATCAGCGCCGCATCGTCATAGAAGTCCGGTCCGTACAGTCCCATTTCGGCCTCCAGCGCGCGCTTCAGCCGTTGTCGGCATCCAATGCGGCAAGCCGATCAAATACCGAAACTGGGGCCGTTGCGACAGTCTCGATTCCTGCTCCCCTCGGACGAGGGTCCGCCCACTCGGGTAGATAGGGCCCGCTCCACAGCTCCGGACGGTCTGGCTGCAGGGTCGCGCGGGCGAATTCGCAGGCCACCCAGCCGTCCCAAGTCTCGTTTGCGCGCGAGTGCGGGATCCATTCGCCGTTGATCAGCCGTTCGGCAGTGAGCTCTCGGGCGTAGCGCGAGGACAGAGTCGCCGGCATGTGCATGCGCCCGGGACCGGGCTCAGCAATCTTCATGCGCTTGCCGATGATGCGCTTGATCTCGTGCACGTTCGGGTAAGCCTCGATCACCGGGATCGGGAGCAGGCGGTTATGATCGTCCCGCAAAATCGGCTTCGACGGGCCATAAACCTCGCCCTTCACGGTGCCCTGCATCAGCATCACGCGGTAGGAGGCGATCTGCCGCCCCTCACCCGCCGGGCGGGAGAGGAGGTTCGACAGCCAGACGCGAGCATTGTTCGTCACCCCCGGCTGGCCTGAAGAATTGATGATTGTGCGCGCGATGGGCAGATACAGTTCTGGCTTGCCGAGCTCGAGGCGCTGCGGATTCGACTGGAGCGGATATGAGGCGGCAAGAACCGCCTCCTCGATCACATCCCAGTCCGTCAGGCGGTTGCCAGGGTCGATGTTCTCGAAGGCGGAGTGATTTCCGAATTTCGGCCATTGCTTGATCGCATAGGCGTCGACCAACCACGACTGCCGCGCCAGGTCCCAAGCGACGACGCGGACCTCGAAGCGATCGCCCTGGACGTCCACGAATGCCGTGAGGAACACGGCGCCGGTCGGCACGACCTTGAGCGGATAGTTCGAAGCCAGGCGGCCCTGCACCACCTTCCACGAATCCATCTGCTCCTCCTCGGTCGTGCCGAGGAAGGTCCGGCCCATCTTCTTGACCGTGACTTCGTTGAGGTGCGTGTCGAGGCCGGTGGTGTCCGATGTCAGCTTTGCCGCGGCCCAATCGCGCGCGGTTTCGCGGAGCTTGACGAACGGCGACATCAGGAAGTCGATGACGAACCCCATCATCTTCGCGACGCGGGGATCGCCCTCGATGCCGTCCGCCGTCCATTTTTGGTGGGGCTGGAGCCACCGGCCGCTCCGCATCAGGGCCAGACGCTCCTCGGGCGTATAGATCGCGTGGCAACCATCGTGCGGGCAAATGAGGACGACATTCTCGGCGACGAAGTCGAGCAGCGACACACGGTCGAACTCGTCCGCGCGCGCCATCAGCTCCGGCACATTCCAGTCCAGGCGAAGCCCGCCCACATCCTCGACCTGCGGCGAAGGCGACGACGCCTGCAGGCAATGCGGACACTGCACCCACCACAGGTGCTGGAGGCAATCCTTCTGCACGGCATCAATGCCAACATCGGGCCCACCGTCCGGGTGGCTGGCGATGAACGCCTTCGCGTCGTTGCCGAATTCTTCCTGGCGCGATGTGATCAGGGTCATGATCGCGTCGCGTATTTTCTTCATGTACGCGTTGATCTCGTCGGCAACGATGATCGGCGCGGCCTTGCCGCGCGTGTGGCGAGCGGTCGCCGGCCGATAGAGCAACAGCGCCTTGCCGACCTTCTTGCGCTTCCGGCTGTTTCGCTTGTCGTTCCAGTCGATCCGCTCGTTCACTTCCGGATGGATCCGGAGCATCTCCTCGCCGCGCTCGTCGATGTAGTCGTTGATGCTGTCCTCGTCCTGCATGAACCAGAGGACGTTCTTCAGCGGGCCATAAGTGAATTGCTTCAGGACATAGTTCTCGGCCGAGACCGTTTTCGCCGAACGGGTATTGCCCTTGACCGCGACGACATGAACCAGTGGATTGTCCATCGCATCATTGATGGCGGCGGCGTAGGGCGTGAGCTGGGGGTCGTAGGGGAACGGGTCGCCGCCCGGGTTCACCATTAAGCGCTTGGTCGCGGCAAAGTCGTTGGTCGATATCGACTGCGCCGGCAGCAGGTTATCGAGGCGAGCTAGGAAGGCGTCAGCCGCGTGCCCGTCGTGCTCGTGGTTTGCGAGCGCGATCTGTCGTGTCTCGATTTGCCCCTGTGACAGCATTAGGGGCGAGGATATGCTTCATTCGGCGGTGAAGTTGCAACTGCAGCTCGCGGCCATTGCTATCGATTCGAGACTTCACTTCCGGCGCCAGCGTGCCGTGCGGATCCAGCTTGTTCGAAAGGGTCGCCAGGAATTCGGCGATTTCGGAGAACACATCACCCGCGACCGAGGCCACTTCCGCGGCGGGGATGTAGAGCCCCTGCTCGCGCTCGCGCTCTTCCACCTCTGTCGCCAGGCGATTCAGCACCGCTAGCTCATTCGGAGTGTGGAGGCTGGCCGGCTCGTCGCGGTTGCGGTTGCGCCCGAGGATCGCGGCGGTGCGCGCCGCCTTCGCCTTGGCCGAGTCCTCGTGCCTGG